GAGCTGTTCGCCCTTGATGGAATCCTGGATGACCTGCATTTGTGCTGGAAGGAATTTATCTCGGCTTTTGCGTGAGTTCACAAGAGCCTTACGCACCTCAGCCTTTGTCATTTCCTTGTCACCTACGGTGGTCACCACGTCTTCTGGTCCGTATCCGTCAGCATTGAATAAGGTGTCCTCAGCCCATTCGATAACAGAATTAACCTCATCGTACTTCTCTTGAACCGATTCTATCGTATCAAGGGATGAGAATGGGTTGTTCTGAACCTTGGGTGCGGGCTCCTTGGTTTCGCCGCTTTCGCGCATCTTGGATTCCAGTATTGCAATGCGTTCCTCGGCTGCCTTACGTTTAGCCGTAAGTTCGCCGAATCGCGCTACAGCACGACTGCCAAGTTTCTCGGATAGTTCCCGAAGATCCTCTTCGGACATATCATCTAGATCCAACTGTGAAAGAACATCTTCGGAAGAGCTCTCAGTTTCTTCTTGTTCGGTCCCTTCGCTGTTTTCAGCCTCTTGACCTCCCTCGGTTTCTTCTGGTTGCTCTGACTCGTTTGCCTCTGTGGACTCCTGTGCAGTTTCCTCAACGTTTGGTTCGGCGGGAACTTCCGCTACCTCCTCGGTTGGTTGGGCTGCTTTCATTTGCCCTAAACGTCTGACCGCGAAGTCAGCCGCTGATATATTAGTATTTTCCACTGCGCTTTCTACGGATGCAGCGATCTCCGTTACTGTTTCATCTGACATAATTGTTATTTCCACTCCTTAACGCCGAGCGATGGCGATGAAAGTATTTTAACACACCGTGCAAGCCTACTTTAGACTTTCACTGTGAATTAGCCTTAGACTCCTCCAATTGCACATTTGCAGCACTTGGTCATAGGTCAGAATACGACCAGAGATTTGCTGTATTTGGGCTGAGTCCGCATTGTGCAACTCCTCAATGGTTTCCTCTCGGAGCTGCTCTATCATCTGTAGGAATCGAGCAAAGCACTCGTAGTTAGATAATTGCTTAAGGTCTTCTTCTAGTTGCATAATTATTCCGGGTTACCAGTGGCCGTATTGAACACGTGGTTCTTGTGGGTGAAGTTATTTATGTTCTGGGATTTGTCCTCCTTTGCCTTCCTTGTTCGGAAGCCAGTAACATTAAATGCTTGGCTTGGCCATCCTTCCTGCTTCGCAAGTTCAGCGAACGCATCATCACGTGTAGCAATCGCTAGGGCGTGACGCGCCTTTTGGCGATCCTCATCCGTGAGGGGTTTTTGTTTGTCGTAACGAAGATTACCGTCCTTGCCCACCACTTGGTACTGCTTATCAGCTTTTAGGATTCCCATTATGCTGTAATCCCCATCGGTAAGATAAGCGTTACCGAATACCTTGCGACCCTTGTAGTCCCTCTTATCCTTGAGGTACTTCCTGCGGTTAATGATGCTCTTGGCGACAAGTGCCATTCCTGGTACGTCCTCGCCCCTTGCTTCCAATGCGATTGCATCAACAAGGTAATTCACCACGTCATCCCTGCGCTTCTGTTCCGCACGGTCAATGCCGTACTGAGCTGCACTCTTGTTTGCAACCTTCTGCTGCTTGCCTTCTGCCATATTACTGCTGTGTAAGGTTCTGTGTCTGGATGTTTCCGACACTTGCCGCAGATGTACCATACTGTCCGTACTGTGTGGCATTGATTTGCTGCTGTTGAGCAAACTGATACTGACCAGCGTACTTCTGCAAACGAACCGCAAAAGCCTCGTCCTCCTGTAACCTCTTCGCAATGTCCGGCTGGTTTGCGTACTGGCTGATGATCTGCATAGCAATTTGACCACCATTTGGACGTGCTGGCATTTCCATACCTGCGTAAATCTTGGAAAGGTCATCAGTTACGAATCCAGTGATTTGCTCCGCTGCTTGTTGTGCTGGCTGAAGGATACTGTCAGCAAGTACTGGATCAATGCTTGATGCGGCAACATCAAGTAATGCGTCCATATTTATTCGACCATTACGATCCATTTGAGTCAATGCAACAACCTGCTGTAGCTTCTGCTCCTGTGTGGCTGGATCAGTGTTCAGCACATCGTAGCTGATCATAATGTCGAAGTTCTCATCCGCGCTGCCCTTTGTGAATGTCATTGGGTTAGCGTTGCCAGTAACTCGGAAGAAGATTTCGTCGGGACCAAATCGCTGGAAGCACTTGAACGCCATAGCCATTACCTCGGCTGAGTGGCTTAGGAACTTATCCACAAGGAACTGCTTTCGGATTCCGCTGATGCTTGAGGTCTCGTCTAGACCCACAAGTCGGTCAGCCTGTTGCTCAAGTGTTTGCTCAATCTCAATCGATCCAGTTGGCGGAGGTGGCGTAGGCGCGAAGTCCAGGTCACCCTTCCGACGATATGGGATCATACGCCCAGGACCCCAGTCCGTGGGCGCTTGTCCTACTGGATGAAGAATCGGGGGAAGTGTTGCTACGCTGTTACGATCAACGCGGGAGTCACGCTCTACTTTGACTTGGTTCTGGATGCCGCGAAGAACATCTGGAACTGTCATTGTGTCATACAGTCGTTTGCTGTCCTCGGACAGCTTGGTTACCACGACTGGGTAATCCTCGTATCCGTTCAGTAGCTCGAACTTAGCGAATCCCTGTGCTTGATCGTTTCCACTGAAATTGCGGTGAAATACAGTGCAGTAGATTCCTTCGGCTCCATCCTCTGGATCAACCAGTCTTTGATAGCCGTGAATGAGCTCAATCAGTTCGTTTGCCTCGTAGGCATTGTCCGTGAGTCCAGTGCTGCGGCGACCTTCCTGCTCGCGCTCAATACTGTCGGTGTTAACGCCTCGGTAATGGTCAATGATGTAATCAACGAAATCCTGATCCCAGTTATCGGTGAGTACCTTGTTCTGTAATTCCTGCGGTGTGTAGTAAGTTTTCCAGAAGCAGTAAGGCGCTCGCTGCGGATCAGTCACGTACGGGGGGAAGAAAAAGTCCCCATCGGGCGCAAGGGTCTTGACCTCTGGCGCATCAATTTGTCGGCGCACAACTGGCAATTTAGCTACCCCTTTTTTGCGTAATGTTTTGAGTGCTGATTTGGCTCTTTTTGTTGTAACGCCTGGAAATGTTCCCTCCATTAGCTCAACCAATGTATCATCGGCTTCACCCGATTGGATCAGTTCCGCGATCTCTGGGGCAATGCTGGCTATTTGTTGTAGGTCTAGTTCCTGTAGGAATGATCGATCCTCTCTGTGCCAGCCCACGTAAGTAATAAGGATACCGCGCTCAAGTAGGTAATTAGCGCCTAGTTCCATCTCGCGGGCGAATCGCGGAATGTATCCGCTGGATACCATCCACTTTAGGAAGCTTGAAACAAGTTTAGCCCTACCGATATCGGATACCTCGGTAGGGAACGCGCGTACATTGGCTCGGTTCAGTGAAGCAACAAACAACGACACTAGACGAGTAATGCGCTCATCGATGACGTGACTTTCCATATCTGATGCACCCTCCCAAGGGAATGCGTCAGCTCCGTGCTTGCGGTGGTCGCGGCTCTTGCCGGGCCACCAATTACGGCGATCATCGTAGCTCGTACGGCATAAATCGAAATATGACTCCAGCTCCGTTACGGTTTGGTCATAAGCGTAGCGCAACGTTTCAATGCTGGGCTTCTTTTCGGCATAGGTTAATGCCTTAGAAATATTTTCGTTTTCCATAAATGCTACTAATATATCATACCTGGCAAGGCTCTATTGTCGTTTTGGCGCCTTGATCCATTTAAACTTAGGTTGCTGACCTGAATGGTCAGCCTCGAAGTAAATTAACTTACCTGTAAGTTTACCAGAAAGGGCAAGCGGAATCTGCACTGGTAGCTTCCTTGTGTCCTCCTTGGTCTTAACCATTACGTACCTTGGGTTCGGTGCTTGAGCCACAACGATACCCCTGTGAATACTTACCATAGGGATCAAGTCATCGATCAGTACCTGTCCCGCCTCCGAGAGCCAAAGGTTCTTACCTTTGCCCGTAACCATATCCTCTTCGAGGTTGTTCATTACAATCTCGTGGATTTCGTCAAATGTAATACCGTACTCCTTTGCTAGAGCCGATAGTCTTTTCTTAGCCATATCAGTATCCTCCTTTGTTTTTCTTGGTTGTTAGCATTGAAGTACTGGAAAGGTAGTCCGGTCCTTCTCCCCCGTTGGACATCCGCAAGTATCGGATAACGTCGAAGAAGTCCTTTAGGGCTTCGTCGGCTTTTCCTTGTGAGTTATAGTTAATTAAGCTGTCGATGAGATTGCCGCAGTCACTGTGAATAAAACAGATTGGTCGGTTGGCCTCATCGATGCCTACGTTTGGATTGTAGTTAAACCAGTCATCAAGGGCAGCAATGCCCTGCTCCTCCATTACACCACTGGACGGAATGAAGCTCACCCCGTAGTCATAGAAGGCCGTGAACAGGTCATCATTGTTCTCATTCTCCCTAGCGAAGAAGCGGGAGTCACCAATTCTCTCGGTTACCTCTATTCCCAGCTCCTCCTCAATTTCATTGAAAAGTTCGCAGTACCCTTCGACGTTGAGACCAATCTTCTTGGAGGCTGGTCCGTACTTCCACTTGGGGTCACCGAACAATGCCCACTCCCCGTAGGTAGCCCTATCGGGCCACTCCCTGCGTATGAACACCTCGCCAGTCTGCGATACCCCAGCCCAGATCATCGTGTAGTTCCTTGCTCCAGCGGGGTCAACTACCTGATACCAAGTTAATTCCTTGCAATCAGGGAAGGTCATTCCGTATTTGTTAGGTATCTCGTTGATGACATTGACCTCTGTGTTGAAGTAAGGGAGCAGTGAGTTCGCCGATTTTACGGGTAGCCCATATGCGCGAACCTTGATTTCGTCCTCCGGTCTGCCTTGAAGATCCTTGGCAATACGCTCGTATCCGCCGAATGGATTCTCGTCGGAGTGCAGGTAAACAACGGCCGCGTCCCGCGATGGACTGTACTGAGCGGTGGGTACTGGCTTCCCGTCCAGCAGTTCGGCTGGGCGGGTCTGGAGTGTCTCGGCATTCTTAAGGTAATCAGCTATGAAGGGAGTGTATCCATCAATGGGCGTGAACCCGATTACCATCTTGGAGTCCCGCGTTGCTAGACGGAACCTCAGCGTATTGACCAGTGCGGCATCACCAAGGTACTCGTCAAGCCAGGCTCCGATATTGCTGTTCTGACCAGCCTTGATTCCTGGCTTCTTGAAGCCGAACTCGAATCCCTCAAGGATTGTGGAATTGTTACTGAACTGCGTGTAGGTCTTGAAGTCCACGCGGGTTCTGGTATCAGGGAAGATGAATGAGCTCCCAGTGAACCCATTCTGCATACTGTAATTGATGTATCCCTCGATGCTCTTGGTCTTTTTCTTGAACTCCTTGGGCATCATTTCCCAGATGGCAGCCTGCTGAACCTTCACTGATGTATCAGCATTCTGGGAGAAGCACACAATATGACCATCAGTATTCTCGGAGACAGCCTGCATTACCAGCTTGGCGCATCCAGTTGTTTTACCTGAGCGATTGCCCCCTAGGGCAAGGCACTCATTGAACTCCTCCAGTGCGCTCCGTATGCGCTCCCACCCTGGCAGATCGAAGCCGTGACGTACTGGGTCATCGGTACTTGCCCTTATCCTTCCCTCGTGAGCCAGATACAGCTGCTCAAGCAGCTTTGGATCCTTCTCGGCCAGTATTACAATCTCCTCGTCAGAAGGAGATGGTAGGCAGGGATGATCTGTGAAGGTTAGTTCCATTACACTTCTTTGCCATTCACCCGTACCTTGATCTTGCGATCAGTGGGCTTCTTTGACCAATCAATGCTGTCGTGGTTTCTGCTTTGCTTCTCTGGGTTATGACCCTTTCGTGGTGTGCATCCTTTTCCCATAGTTATTCCTCCTAGTCATCCAGATCATCGTCGTCGAACCACATTAGCTCGCAGTCCTCCATCTCGGATTTAAGCTCATTCTGGGCTTCACTCATCAGCATTCGACCTACTCGAAAATTGGTGTAATCATAGTACAGGTCACCCCTTTCGTTCATTACAATGAAGCAGAAGCTATCAAAGTGCTCGGACATTATTGCCCGAAGCTTCTCGTACACGTCCTGCTTGTCATCTAGGTCATCAGTCACTGGTATCCTCCACCTCTATTACTTCAGCACTCTTCATCTTCTCGATGCGGGACCTAGCGGCAGCTAGGGTCTCCTCGTAGTCCTGCTGGGTTATTACTTGCCGATCCTCGGTGATCTGGCTTGCCTCCCCACGGGAGGTCATAGCCTCACGGAATGAGTTAG